AGCCCTTCGGCGGATTTTTCCGCCAAATTTTCATGTTGTTATTTGTTATATATATCGTTGAGTTTATTGCATGATTTATCACAAAATTAAACAATACAATATTATAAAAGAAAACAATGTCTTTAGCATCATGTAATGCTTGAAAACACATTTGAATTTGTACGAGTAGAATGATATTCTATCGGTACTGAATCTACGATTCCCTTTTTGGTGAACCTCTCAGGTGTAACGGACTCACTTCACGTTCTATCAGGAACGGATGGCACCCACTATCGTAGTAGTGGGCATGTTTTACGTTAACTCGTACAGCCTTTTTTCGTTCTTTCAGTCCTACCTGTACAATTCTTATGTTTACTGATCAAGTAAAAGTCTAGATCATGTTTCCACTCACATTAGAGAGTGGATATCCTTAGGCGGGAGAAATAATACCCTTTTTAAGAGTCAGTGTTTATAATATTCCATCTACGAAATGTGTCTTTATAAACCTGCGAGACATGCGCTTTATGCGCCTCTTGATGATTTGCAACCCCAACTTTTGAGTGGGGATTTTATTACACGTATCGTCGAACGTTTGAGTACCTTGACGGGTTTTGCCGATTCCCAGTTTGCCGAGCAAGCTATGAATTGGCTTTATACCGTATGTTGGTTGTTGGGTAGATTGCCCAAGATTGTTGACTTTACTGACGTATTAGCAATGTGTGACTATGTGTCACGCATTCATTTTAGGCGCCCAATTGGGAGACTAGTGATGGATTTCATCCTAGATATCCCTGGCTTAGAAGCCCAATCATTGGATTGGACTGTGATGAAAGATTTGTTATCTGGATACCAGAGTCTCAAAACACACCCAGCAGTAATTAAATTTACTAAGGTCATTGTTTTAGCATTTTCCAGTGGCATTTTGGAAACTCTTGGTGTGGAGGCTAAAGTTGCCGATCTTTGGCAGATAGCCACTGAAGCTATGAGCAAAATGCTCGCTCACACTGATTTTTTAGCAGCTATTTGCGATCTCCTGCATTTTGTTGGGGAGCGTATAGCCGCTTTTTGTGCGACAGGTTCTTGGAAATCATTGTTGCACACACCCACCTCATACCAGAAGTGGGTTGACGAAGCACATGAGGTTTTGGATAAGTCTGCTGGTTTAGCCAATCCTGAAGCTCTGGGCTTTGATTACCACACTTATGTTTCGCAGCTTGTTGAATTGATTCGAGCTGGGGATGAAATTAAGCGGTTCGTGCGAGCCGCTGATGCACGTGACGGTATTTCACATGTTTTATCTCGTCTTCGAGTTTTACATAATGAAATATTGATCACGCAAGCGTGTGGTAAATTTCGCATGGCTCCATTTTCTATGCTGCTTGCAGCTGGTACAGGAGTTGGTAAGAGTAGTTTTATGACTACCCTTATCTCTCACTATGCTAAGTTGTATAACAAGCCGCTTGGTGATCGTTATGTTTATTTTCGAACACCTGGTGAGAAGCATTGGAATGGTTTTACCACCACATGTTGGGCCACCTGTATAGATGATGTTGCTTTTATCAACCCTAATACTGGTAGTGAGGACCCTTCTCTTACTGATATTCTTTTGGGTGTCGGTAACTCGTCGTTTAGTCCTCCTCAAGCATCCCTAGAAGATAAGGGTAAGACACCCTTTATGTGCGACCTCTTTCTTTGTTCCACGAACACAGAGGATTTGAAAGCCCATTGTTGGTTTAACAATCCTCAGGCTGTCCGGCGTAGGTTTCCCTACATTGTCAGTTTAGTTCCCAAGGTGGAATTTAGGAAAGAGGGGACGGATATGCTTGATCCGGCTAAGGTGGATATACTTCCTGGTGAGTATCCAGATTTGTGGGATATTACCGTCAAGGAAGTGAGAGTCACACGCGAGCAGCGCGTTGATACAGTTGTCATTTTACAGACTAGTTCAATATATGAATTTATTGCGAACTATAATGTTTGGATCGACACACATCGACGTGCTCAAACAGCTTTCATGAGTAGTAAGAAAACTACGGAGGATGTTGTTCTCTGCTCGCTACATCGCATCCCATTTGCAGGGTGTGGTTGTGAGAGTGCATCTAGTTCCATTGTTCGTCTTGTCCCTCAAGGAGATGAAGCCCCACTCAAGAAACAAGTCTCATTTGAAGACATTGCTATTGGTGGGGCAATTGCTTGGGGTACATACAAAACTGCTTGTTTTGTAGCAAACAACGCCGTGGAGGTTATAAATCAGGATCCAACAATTGTTGATCAACCCTCCAGATTAGTTTATCATGTTTCAAAGCGAACCCTTGCTAAGTGTGAGTGGTATATTGCTGAGAAGAAGAGGCAAATTAAGACTTTTACTCGGGAACAACTGAGTAAGGTACTAAGGACCGCTTTGTATGAGGTTTATGATTCTATCAAACCTAATCTCAAGCGCATGCTAATCGTTTTGGGTGCTCTTGGTACACTTGGTATCACATGGTACTATTTGAAAAAAGAAGTGCCTGAATTGTTTCCACAAGTGTCAATTGATGAAGTGGGAGTGACACCTCCCAAGAGGGAGGAAAAGGAGAATGTGTGGCGCAAGGATGATTATCAACCCAGTGAATTTTTGGGAAGACTTTCATCTTCATGGGCCGCATTACCACTTTCAAAGGTTGCCTCTGTAGTGGGGCGTAACACAGTGTGGTGTCAGACTACTAGTGGAACTCAGAGTTGCTCCTTCCGAGCACTCTGTCTCGCAGGTCATCTCTATGTTGTTCCCCACCATGTTCTGCCTGTTACCGATTATTTTACCATGCAAGTTATTCACGAAAATAACAGTGAAGGGTGCAATGGTAATGTTTCCTTTAAAATGTCCCAAAACATGATATATCGTCTACCAAATTATGAGTTGGCCTTCTTTGAGATCAACCATATGCCTGGGCGACGAGATATCTCCGGTGTGTTACCTCGTAAGGGAGCAAAATTCGATGCTCCCGGCCGTATGATTATCCGACACGCGGATGGTTCTATTGAGTACACAGATACGATTAGATCCACACTAATGTTAGACCAGGATATTCCACAATTCAATCTTTCTACAGATTTGTGTAATTCCTATCTAACACGAGATACACAACGGGGTGAGTGTGGTGCTCCTACTGTAGTGCAACTTCCATCAGCTGTAGTTCTCGCTGGGATTCATGTCCTGGGAGGAGAGCGACATCAAGCTGTGGCTGTGCCTATTTATTGGGAGTATTTTGAGCAAGCGCGTAAGCGATTTAGGACTCCTATAGTGGAAAACGCCACTCCTTTTTTGGAGGGACAAAGTTTTTCCACTAATGTCAGTCCAAAGTGTGTTACACGGTATATCGAAAAGGGTACTGTGCAAGTTTTTGGGAGTTTCACAGCTTTCAAACGACAACCCAAGAGCACCGCTTGTGATACACTTTTTACTCCAGTTTTGGTAGAGGACGGTCGTGAAAGGAAGTATGGTTCCGCGCCTATGAAAGGTTACCTCCCTTTGCGGTTGGGTATCCTTGATATGGTATCAAAGCCTAATCGATTTAAGGATGATCTCCTACGTCTATGTACTGTTTCATTTGCCAAAAAAGTCATTCGTGGGATTCCAAAGGAACATCTGACCGATTTGAAACCTCTCACACTCAAATGTGCGCTCAATGGGTATCCTGGAACGAGATTTATTGATTCCATGAATTTTTCCACAAGTGCAGGATATCCGCACAATAGATCGAAGCGACATTTTGTGTTACGCACACCCGCTGATGAAATCCACCAACATCCCGTGGTTCTTACTGATGAGATAAAGGTGGAGGTTGAACAAATTTGGAACAACATGATCCAGGGAATTAGTTCAGCACCTGTGTTCATGCAGCACATGAAGGATGAAGCTTTACCCCTCCCTAAGGTGCGGAAAGGTAAGTGTAGACTGTTTATGGGTGGACCCATGGCATGGAGTATCTGTGTGCGTATGGCTTTGTTGCCATTTGTACGATTGATGCAGCTCAACAAGTATGTTTTCGAATGTGCTCCTGGCACTAATGCTACATCTATTGAGTGGACACGGATCTATCAGTATATTACCAAGCATGGTACAGATCGTATGATCGCAGGGGATTTTAGATCGTTTGACAAACTTATGGGCTCCCTTGTTATCATGGAGGCCTTTTTGTTTATTAGGATGATCTATGAAGCTGCTGGAGCTGATGATGAAATGCTCAAGGTTATCCAAGTTATTGCTGAAGACGTTGCTTTTGCGTTTGTTAATTTCAATGGTGATCTTATGCGTTTTTTTGGCTCCAATCCCTCCGGCCACCCGCTAACTGTTATTATTAATTGTATTGTGAATTCGTTGTATATGCGTTACTGTTATGGTGAACTGAATCCAAAAAAGGAGATTGAATCTTTTTCGGATAATGTATCCTTGATAACCTATGGAGATGATAACATTGCTAATAGTGGTGTTGAGTGGTTCAATCATACCGCTATAGCCGAGGTTTTAGCTACTGTAGGTATAGAGTATACCATGGCGGACAAAGAAGCAAAATCTGTTCCCTTTATAGATGTTGTTGAAGTCACTTTCCTCAAGAGATCGTTCAGATATAATGAGGAACTTGATGCCCAGATGGCTGTTTTGGAAGAAGACTCCATTTGGAAGAGTCTTATGATCTGTGTACCAAGTAAGGAGGTTAGTCTTCAAAAACAGTGCATTGATATTGTGTCGTCAGCTGTTAGTGAGTGGTTTTTCTATGGTAGAGAGCGTTTTGAGTGTGAAGTTGCGTATTTGCGCAATATTGTGGTGCGTAGTGGTTTGTCTGTTTATGTTGAACCTTCTACCTTCCCTAGTTGGGAAACACTGAAGGAACGTTTCATCAAAGCGTCGGTGGATTATCTGGCTGAAGAGCCAATTTCCACACAACGCATTCTGGGGGTAACCACGTGGTCGCCTCCTATCTAGTAGTAGTTATATGTATATTGGGCCTTTGAGGTAAGGTCCTTAAAGCCAAAATACCTCACATTTAGATATTTACTGCGTAACTTCTCTTCTTTCATCAGTGTATGTTGTATATGAGTGTGGATCTATTTGTTTTACTTACCTGTGCGTTCCACAAAATCCTTTTTTAAGGAAGACTTTTGGTTGGTAGTCTAAACTGATGAATATAGTATTGCTTATAGGTGTAAGCTGTATTGAATTTACCCACCTACTGAACATTTTTTGAGTTATGAAATTCTCTGTCAAAATTTCACAACAAAAGGACTTTATGTCCAGTCGGCTGAACTAGATGATGGTTCAGTATCAAAGACTAACAACCAGAATGTAATGTTCTCGGATGCTGGTCTTTCAGCAACGCATGTGGCACCACAATTAAGTTTCAAACCTGATTCTGACAGTGGTGCAAAGTTGGGAGACTTTCTCTCCCGTCCCGTTGCTATCAGCTCGTTTTCTTGGGTTGAGGGCAACACGACACCCGTACAGTTGGATTTCCATCCTTGGCGCGATTATTTCAAGAATGCTTTTATAAAGCCAAAGATATCTAATTTTGCTCGATTGCGATGTAAGCTTAAGCTTAAATTCGTGGTTAATGCCTCCCCTTTTTATTTTGGGGCATTACGTGTGTGTTATATGCCGATTACTAACGCTGTTAATGAAGCTTACGAATCTGCGGGGGCACAAATGAAGTTGTCTCAGTTACCTGGTGATTTCATTTACCCTGCTGATATGTCTTCGTTTGAGATGGAGCTGCCATTCCTATGGCCTCGATCGTGGCTTGAGGTATCCAGTGAAGTTGAATTTGTGGCCATGGGTCATGTACAGTACATTTTGTATTCTACGTTGCGTAGTGCCAATGGTTCTACATCAACCAATGTGAATATCACTTGTTATGCGTGGGCCGAAGAAGTTGAGTTAGCAGGCCTAACTAGTGGATTGGCTCTTCAAAGTGATGAGTACACCCACGTTGGACCTATTTCTGGCCCAGCCTCAGCAGTTGCAGCAGTTGCTGGTAAATTATCTGATGTTCCAGTTATTGGAACACTTGCACGTGCCACACAGATGGGCGCATCTACAGTAGGTAGTATTGCAGCATTGTTTGGATTTTCCAATCCACCTGTTATATCAGATGTTTCACCATATCAGCCTAAGTCGTTTCATGCTTTTGCTAATGTGGAGACCAGTATGCCAATTGACAAATTGAGTATTGATCCTAAAAATGAAGTAACGATTGATCGTAAGGTAGTCGGGGCGTGCCCCGATGATGAACTTATTATCACTAACTTCTGTGGGAAAAACTCATTTGTTTTTGGTACTTTGTGGACTGATGCGTATGCTCCTGGTACGCAGTTGCTTTTGCTTCCTGTAACTCCCAGGAACCATACCTACATTCCCATCCCAAATTGTCAGACTATCAATAGTACTCCTGCTGCCCATGCCTCTTTCATGTTCCGACAGTGGCGTGGGACTATGGTGTACACTTTGAAGTTTGTCAAATCTCGTTATCACACTGGTCGTGTTCAGATATCCTGGGACCCACAAGGAATCCCAGGTGTTGGTTCAGAAACTACCACTATGACACGCATTGTTGACCTTCAAGTGGAAACTGAGGTTGAGTTTGCTGTTCCCTTTAAGGGTTCCGATCCTTGGTTGTTAACGGGTAATCCTGGTAACAACTGGACTAATGCACCAGGGGGTACTATATCTTTCAATAGAGCTACCCACAATGGTGCTATTAAGGTTACAGTTCTCAATGAGCTGACAGGACCTGCGACATCGCAGCAACTAGACATCTTGTTGTTTGCCAAGGCTGGTCCTGATTTTCAGTTAGCAGTTCCCAACGAGTTACCTAGGTGGTCTAGTCTCACTGTGCAAAGCGATATTTCTAATGTTGCTAGCGCAGAAACCGGAGATATGATCACACCAGTGACTGTGGGTGAAGCTATACCTAGTTTGCGTTCGTTGTTGCATAGAACTTCCCTTTGGCATTCGCAATTGGTTGGTAATCCCCAGGTTAATAGTATAACATTTCGTGCTGTAAACCTGTACAATCATGTAAACTATATTCCAAGATTTCCCCTGGAATTTGGGTTTACTAACCGTGGAATGAATTATGCTACTGGAATTGTTGCTCCCACCAAAAAGCAGTTTCAATTCTCACCACCGCACCCCGTGAACTGGTTGGGCAATTGCTTTGCTGGTTACAAGGGTGCTATGGTCCACCACATTAATGTAGTGGAAAATGGTGGTGTTCAAGTGGCTGATATGCGTGCTGAACGCGATTTTCGAAGTCACATCTTAGATGTTGCCCCACGTCAAGCTATTAATCGGTTTTCATTAGCCGAGGCATCTGATGGGGCTTCAGCATTGGGAAGGCGTCTTCTAACTCAAACATACGGTGTTAACAATGTAACATTGGGACAGAGAGGTATGTCGTTAACTAACACACACACTCAGTCCGCCTTGTCTGTAGTTACCCCCCAATATTCGAAATGGAAGTTTCGACCCTCAAACATTAACATCCGAAACATTGTTTCTGGTGATAGTGAAGAGGATTCACTGCGCATAACATGTCAGTTGCGCAATGGTATGCCTAGTTCCTCCGTGGACACTGGATGGCCTATCATGAACATTTTTGTTGCTGCTGGAGTAGATTTTGATCTCATTCATTTTCTTTGTGTACCTACTTATTTTGAGTATGGTATCCCCAACGATGACAACACTTTCTAGTTCCATTTGGAGCGTGTGTAGCACCCTTAGAACGTGATGATAATTTTATCTCATGCATATAAGGGTGTGCCTGTTTTAAGGTCACAGCACAACTAGAATAAAAGATACACCCACTCGTCATGGAGTGGCAAAAATTATAAAAATCCATGCATATTTTATGTGTTTTATAACGTCGTGAGAAGGTTAACCAATCCTTCATATAAATCCCCGGATCGGTCGGGGCCACCATTTGGGTGGGAACC